GTGCGATTGGATGGTCTGTGTCAACTTTAATTGAAGTTGATAAACGAACAGCTGTTATGGCAGAAAAAGTATCTGAAAATCATAAAATGATCCACACTTTGTGGAAAGACTTTATTAGGAGAAGTACAGATGACAATCTTGCGGAGTTCTATGACCAAACAGACAACAAATGGCACTAGAAAAAGAAAGAGAAAAAGAAAAACAAAAAATAATAAAAGGAAGCCCTGTTAAGTACTGTTTAAAGTGTGGAAAGAAAAAATGGACTTGCAGATGTTATAGGGTTACTGGTCTTGAAGAAATGAGAAAAGCCAAAGAACGACAAGAGATGACTTCTATAAAAAAAAGTAGTATATTAAAATAAAAGTAACATCACTAAGAAAGAAAAGGAAAAAAACATGAAAAAGCCTATACAAAGCCAGCCAGAAGGTTCTGGAGCACCTAAGAAAATACTTAAGCAAAACCAGCCAGAAGGTTTTAAAGCACCTAAGAAAATACTTAAGCCAAGTCAACCAGAAGGATCTGGAGCACCTAAGAAAAAACTTAAGCAAAACCAGCCAGAAGGATCTGGAGCACCTAAGAAAAAACTTAAGCAAAACCAACCAGAAGGATCTGGAGCACCTAAGAAAAAATTTATGTATTCTCCTAAAACTGATAAAAAAGTTAATAAAACTACTACATCTAAAATAAGCCCTAGAGGTCTTGCTTTTAGAGCGGCAAGAAAAGCAAATAAGAAAGTATTTGAATTTCCAAAAGGTTCTGGCAAGATGTTTACTACAAAATTAAAGGGTGAAGATAAGAAAGTTACCAATGTTGTAAAGAAAAAGACTAATGGATCTAAAAAAGTCATGGTAGACAGTTTTAAGAAATCTAATGTTAATAAAAATAAAAAACCTGCATCAAAAATGGGTATCGATGGTGCTGCCACTACAAAAAAGAAGACTAATGGTGGTAAAACAGGTTTAGGATCTAAAACCATGTCTACAAAAACACCTAAGACGTTTAAAGGCACAAACATAACTCCTACCAAGTTACAAAGACAAAGAATGCGTAAGAGAATGATGGGGTCTACATAATAGATGGCAACTTCAAATTCAAGAGATTTCGACTTAGATGTCGGTGAAATAATAGAAGAGGCTTATGAGCGTTGTGGCTTGGAAATGCGTACTGGTTATGACGCAAAAACAGCTAGACGTTCATTAAACCTTATGTTTGCTGATTGGGCAAACAGAGGTTTAAATATGTGGACAGTCACACAAGACACTAAATCTATTACTTCTGGTACGGCAACTTATTCTTTCGATGCTACTCATGTCGATCTCTTGGAAGTTGTTTTAAGAAATAGCAGTGGTACTGATTTTACATTAACTCAAATGAGTCGAAGTGAGTATTTAACTATTCCTAATAAATCAACTACTGGACAACCAAGTCAATATTTCTTTGATAGACAAGTAACTCCTACAATAACTTTGTGGGCAACACCGAATGCTACTTATACTCTTGTTTATTATTATGTAAGACGTATTCAAGATGCAGATACTTTAGTTAATACAACGGACACACCATTCAGATTTTTACCTTGTATGGTGGCTGGTCTTGCTTATTATCTAGCTATGAAAAGAGCACCCGAAAGAGTCCAGCTATTAAAAGCTGTTTATGAAGAAGAATTTCAACGAGCAGCAGCCGAGGATGCAAATAGCACTCCTTTAAAATTAACACCTAGCATGACATACTATAGTTACTAATATGGCAAGATACGCAACAGGTAAAAAAGCATGGGGTTTTTCAGATCGTTCTGGATTTCGTTATCGTTTGCGAGAAATGAAAACAGAATGGAACGGATTGAAAGTTGGACCTGATGAGTATGAAGCTAAACACCCACAGTTAGAGCCTAACCATCCAGGTCCAGATCCGACAGCCTTGTATCAACCACGACCACATCAAGGTATAGAAACAACTATTTTTGCAGTTTATACAAACACTGGTGACGGAATCATAGGAAAAAAGTTGACAAGTTATGAGGCTACAGCTAGTGTTGGAACAGTTACAGTGAGTACATCATGAGTTTTACATACACCACACTTACACAATCTATACAAGATTGGACTGAAAATGATGAGTCTACTTTTGTTGCGGAGATTCCTTTTTTTGTAAAGAATGCAGAAGAGAGAATATTTAAATCAATAGATCTTGACTACTTTAGAAAAAATGTAAGTGGTTCAATGACTTCTAGTAATAAATTTCTGCAAAAACCGTCAGATTATTTAGCTTCATTTTCTTTGTCGTATGTAAATTCAAGTAGTGAAAATGTTTTTCTTTTACAGAAAGATGTAAATTTTATACAAGAATATAACCCTAATTCATCAACCACTGGCTCTCCCAAGTATTATGCATCGTATGATGTTGATAGCTTTATAGTGGCTCCTACTCCAGATTCTAATTATACTGTGGAACTACACTATTTTTATAGACCTACTTCATTGACAACAGATGCTAGTGGAACAACTTGGATAAGCACTAATGCTTCAGATGCCTTACTTTATGCTTGTTTAATAGAAGCTTATACTTTTATGAAGGGCGAGCAAGATATACTACAACTATATACGTCAAGATTTACTGAAGCCTTATCTAGATTAAAAGTTTATGGCGAAGGTCAAGAAAACGCTGATGCTTATAGAGATGGATTACCTAGAGTCAGAAGGCAGTAAAGGCACCAAAGTGAAAAATAGAAGTATTGCTATTGTCGCACTTGGCAATAGTTTTTCTGAATATATATTAGCAAAAATTCGCAGTGAGAAATTTGATGAGGTTTGGACTATAAACTCCATGTCTGGAGTCATATATCACGATAAGTGTTTTATGATGGACCCACCTTCAAGATTTCTTGATACGCCAAACGCAGGAAAACAAACAGATATTATGCAAGAAAGATTAAGGGAAAAGAAAGACACACCTATTTTTTCTTGTTGTTTGGATAAAAGATGTCCAGATGTTGTAGAATATCCCTTGCAAGAAGTAATTAAAAAAACTGGATATGCTTATTTTAACAATACAGTTTCTTATGCTTTGGGTTATGCTGTTTCGCAAAATGTATCCGATCTACATTTATACGGAATAGATTTTACACACAAGGATGTTGCTTTTGCAGAGGCAGGTAGAGCTTGTTGTGAGTTTTGGTTAGCGATAGCGATCTCCAAAAAGATTAAAGTTCACATAGCAAATAGTTCATCTTTACTCGATATGAATGTACCAGATGATGAGAAACTTTATGGTTATCACAGACTTGATGACCCACTTGTCTCTACAACAACACAAGGCAGTATGTTAATAACAAAGAAATCAAAATTAGAACCACCAGAACCATTGGACTCAAAGCCTAATCTAATTGGTAGAGACGATATACCTGGTATTAGCTATGAGGAGAAATAAATGTTTAATGTAGGAATATCACAAGCTGGAAAGGTTAATGTTATGACTTCTGATAAAGGAGGTCTAACAAATGAACAAATTGCTGACTTAGCTGTAGATAAGATTGTCAGTATTTCTGATCAAGCTCCAGCACACATAAGGCAACAAGCCAATCAATTCAGAGAACATTTAAAGAATGTTCTGTATCATTATCTGCTCTTGGCAAGAAAAGAAGAGCGTGGTAGTATAATTCAAGTTCTAGAATCAAGTGGTCATAAAGAAATGGCTGAATATATAAGGAGACTATAAGATGGCAATAGCCCAAGCAATGTGCAATTCTTTTAAAAAAGAATTAATGTTAGGTACACACAATTTCGCAACAAACGGAAATACTTTTAAATTAGCACTTTATGCAGAAGGTGGTGGCGGTAAATCATCAACAACTGCTACTTTAGGCTTTGGAACAACTGCATATACGACAACTGGAGAAATTGCAAATAGTGGTAGTTATTCTGCTGGAGGTGGAGCTTTAACAAAAGTAGCTCCGTCTGTAGCTACTTCTACTTCTACTGCAACAGCTTTTGCAGATTTTGCAGATATAAGTTTTACAACTGCAACGATTACGGCTATGGGTGCATTGATTTATAATGATACTAACAGTGATAAAGCAGTTTGTGTTTTAGATTTTACATCTAATAAAACATCAACGTCTGGTACTTTTACAGTTCAATTTCCAACGGCAGACGCTAGTAACGCAATTATAAGAATTGCTTAACTAAGTAAATGTGAGGTGAAAGATGTCTTTAACAGGTTGGAGTAGAGGTAGTTGGAATGAAGGAGCATGGAATGAATCTGTTCCTCTTACCGTTACTCAAAGTGCTTTAACCAGTTCATTAGGTTCTGTTACTGCTCTTCCATCAATAGAAGTTTCTGTTACTCAAAGTGCGTTAACTAGTGCATTAGGAACAGCAAGTTTTGTTGGAAGTGTTTCTGTAGCAGTTACTCAAAGTGCTTTAACCAGTTCTCTTGGCTCGGAAAGTGTTACAGCTGGTTCAAGCGTAACGGCTTCAACTAATGTAGGAACAGGTTCGGTAGGTAATGTTCAAACACCAGCAGCTGTAACACTTTCAACTAATGTAGGAACAGGTTCGGTAGGTAATGTTCAAACACCAATTTTATCAATAGGTGTGTTTCCAATAGGAGTAAGTGCTACTGGATCAACGGGAGAGGAAAATGTTTGGAGTTTAATAGATACTGCTCAAACGTCAAACTTTTTAGCAGTAACAATATCACAAACACCAAACTGGACTAAAATAGCAGCATAAGGATAAAACAATGCCAGAATATACAAATAATCTTAGATTAAAAGAAATCGCAACAGGGGAAGAATCTGGAACTTGGGGTACGTCAACCAATACAAATTTAGAATTAATAGGTCAGGCACTGGGCTATGGTACAAGAGCCATAGCAAACGCTTCAACTGATAATATTACGATTGCCGATGGTTCTTCTGATTCAGACAGAGCTATATATCTAAAACTAACAGGTGGTGGTCAAGCTTGTACTGTAACATTATTACCTAACACGGTTTCAAAAGTATGGATAATAGATAATGGTACTAACTCTACTTTAACCTTCACTCAAGGAAGTGGAGCAAATGTTGCTATTCTTACAGGTGAAACAAAAATAATAGCAACAGATGGTGGTGGATCGGGTGGCGTAGTTTATGAGGTTTTAACTGATTTAAATTTGGCTGGGACTACAACAGTAGATGATTTAACAGTTGGTGATGATTTAGTTCTTAATAGTGATAGTTCTTTAATTAGTCTAGGAGCAGGAGCAGATGCAACTCTTACACATGATGGCACTACAGGACTAACTATAGCAGCAAATCCAATATCAATAGATGCAACAGGAGAACTACATTTAAACTCTACAACTGGTGATATAAAACTGCAAGATGGTGGAACTGATCAGATAGGATTTAATTTAGATGGTACTTCTGGTGAAGTAATAATGAAAATAATGGTTGATTCTGATGATTTTGTTATTCACACATATGATGATACAGAGGTATTTCGCATTGAAGATAATGCTAGTTTAGGATTAGTTGGTAACAAACTAAATATAGCAAATTCATCAAGTGATGTTGTTATAAAGCCATTAACAGATGCTAAAGATATTATATTCCAACAATATGATGGCACAGCAGTTATGACAGTTGAGGATAATGTATCTCTTGCAATCAATAATGATATAACTGTAGCAGGCAGAGCATCAGGTCATGTTACTACAGACAATGATGGCAGTTTTGATTTAGCAGTAGGTAACGATTTTATTTGTACAAGTGCTGGTAATTTAGCTTTAACATTTACAAATGCAGCAGCAGGTCAATCTGGAAACATAAAATTTGTTAATGGTAGCAATCATACTATAACTGCTCATGCAGATGTAGCAATTAATGCATCTGTGTTATCAACAATTAGTGCAAGTGGTACATATCATCTTGCTTACTTTTGTTCAGCAGCAAGTGGCAATGATACAATATTAGTTTCAGCATCGGCAATACTAACATAGGAATTTATTATGAGTGTTATTAAAAGTGCAGGAGCAGGAGAAAGTGGTGGTTTCGCTTATAATAGTGTTGCTACGCAGTCATTAAGGTTTAATGATGATTCAAATGATTATTTAAGCAAAACAGAAACTGGTGGCTCTGGCAATCAAAAAACTTGGACATATAGTTTTTGGTTTAAGCATGGCTCAAGGACTTCAATATTTGATTTTTTAACAGCTAATGCTACTGGAGATAAATATTTTGAGTTTTCAATGTCGGCTGCACAAAAATTAACTTTTTATTATCACGATTCAACATTACTTCTTACTTCTCAGGTTTTAAGAGATAGGTCGGCTTGGTATCATATAGCAGTAGTACATGACACCACACAAGGCACAGCTACTGATAGGTTAAAAATTTACATCAATGGTAAAAAAGTAACTGAGTATGAAACAAACATTTTAAATGATACTAACTTACCAGAAGATTTTGATGGTGGTGTTAGTGAGGTTAATGTTGACCATTTTATTGGAAGAAACCAAGCAGGAAATAATGATTTAGATGGTTACTTATCTGATGTAAATTTTATTGATGGAACTGCTGTTGGTGACACTAGTGATATTTTAGATGAATTTATTGAAATAAAAAATGGGGTTTGCATACCTAAAGCCTATAGTGGCTCATATGGAACTTATGGATATCATTTAGAGTTTAAACAAACTGGAACTGGCACAGCAGGAGATTCAACGATAGGTGCTGATACAGCAAACAACAATGATTGGACATCTAATGGTTTAGCTGCTTATGACAGTAATATGCCTGACTGTCCTGAGAATAACTTCTGCACCTTAAATCCCCTTATAAATGGTTATAGTAACAATGTCACTTTGAGTGAAGGCAACCTTAATGCAGATGGAACAACAGACGAGTATAACAATACATTAGGTACTATGTTAATGCAAAGTGGTAAGTGGTACTGGGAGATTACTTGTAATGATTTTAATAATTATTGTATGTTAGGTATTGCAATAGATAACGCAGTACAAACGACAGATGGCACACCTTATGGACAAACTGGTGTTATGGCATACGCAACTCAAGGGGAAGTTTATAATGAATCTGCAAGTAGTGGTGGTTCTTATACGGACTTTCTTGATGCTGAAGTTATAGGAATGGCAGTTGATTTAGATTCTGGTACTCCAACTTGGAAATTTTATAATGGAAATAGTTTGGAAGGTACAGTAAATTTAACTGCAGCCCAAATTGCTCAAGGTGTTGTTCCATTTTTTTGTATTGGTACTAATAACAAAATAAGAGTTAATTTTGGACAAGACTCTAGTTTTGCAAATTTGAAAACAAGTGGTTCAGCAGAAGCTCAGGATGGGAATGGCATAGGTGACTTTTTCTATGCTCCTCCATCAGGATACTTAGCCTTATGCACATCTAATATGGATGACACAACTATCGGTCCAAATTCTGATACAAATTCTAATGAGCATTTTGATACACTTCTTTACACTGGTAATAATACAGATGACACAGATATAGATGGTTTAAATTTTAAACCTGATTTAATTTGGACTTTAACT